CCATGCTTACGATGCCTTGAGGTATTTGATAATGAGCAGACCTAGAATGGAAAACCCATTCGAACGTATTAGAGGTTTAAAAAGAGAAATGTATTCGCCTTCTGATTCCACATTTGGATATTAGAGTTTATGGCAGAAGACAATACATTCTTAACAGCAGATAATCTATACGAAGAAACCGAAGGAGAAGCCGGTAAAACTTTAGCACTAGAGCTTGGTCAAAAACAAAATCTTGCTGGTGTTGTTAAAAATAGATTCCATCAAGCAGAAGACGCTAGACAAACAGACGAAACACGTTGGTTAAAAGCTTACTCAAATTATAGAGGGTTGTATAACAACTCAGTTAAGTTTAGAGATTCAGAGAAGTCTCGTATCTTTGTAAAGATTACAAAAACAAAAGTACTAGCAGCCTTTGGACAGTTAGTTGATGTTATTTTTGGCACAGGTAAATTTCCAATAGGTATTACCGAAACTAAAATACCCGAAGGTGAAGTAGCTAATGCTTACCTTGATACACAAGTAGGTGCACCCGGACTAGAAAGTACTATGGGTGGTGGAGAGTTACCAGATGATATTGGTAACAGAATAGATAATCCCTACGATGTTGGTTATGAAGGTGATGGAAAAGTTCTTAAACCGGGAGCTACTTTTCAAAAAGGTATCTTTGAAGATAGTTTAGAAAACAAAGTAGAAGACCAACTGGTTGAAGGTTTTAGTCCTATCCCTACAGCTTTAGAAATTTCTCCAGCTCAGAAAGCTGCGAGACGAATGGAAAAATTAATCCATGACCAGATAGATGAATCTAAAGGTTCATCAGAAATTAGAAATGCTCTTTTAGAATCTGCTCTGCTCGGCACAGGGATTGTAAAAGGACCATTTAACTTTAATAAGAAACTTCACAAATGGGACACCAATGAAGATGGTGAAAGAAGTTATAATCCTTTAGAAGTTAGAGTACCAAGAATTGAGTTTGTAAGTTGTTGGGATTTTTATCCCGACCCTTCAGCTACTAGTATTGAAGAATGTGAGTATGTTGTCCATCGTCACAAGATGAACAAGTCACAACTTAGACAACTTCGTAACATGCCTTACTTTGATGAAGATGCTATTAGAGCAACTTTACAAGAAGGACCAAACTACGAAGAAAAAGATTTTGAATCTCAACTTAGAGATGATGCTAGAGCTGACGAGTACGAATCAAACTTTGAAGTGCTTGAGTACTGGGGAATTATGGATGCAGAGTATGCACGTGAAGTAGGTATTGAACTTGATGAATCAATTGATGATTTAGATGAAGTTCAAATCAATGCGTGGGTGTGTGGTAATCAATTGCTAAGAGCAGTTGTTAATCCATTTACACCTTATAGATTACCTTACCACGCTTTCCCATACGAAAGAAACCCTTACAACTTCTTTGGAATTGGTGTAGCTGAGAACATGGATGATTCTCAACAGATTATGAATGGTCATGCACGTATGGCTGTAGATAACCTAGCAATGGCTGGATCATTAGTCTTTGATGTAGATGAGTCTGCCTTAGTAGGTGGACAATCAATGGAAATATATCCGGGTAAAATCTTTAGAAGACAAGCTGGAATGCCGGGACAAGCTATACATGGCTTGAAGTTCCCTAACACAGCACCAGAAAATATGATGATGTTTGACAAGTTTAGACAACTTGCAGACGAACAAACAGGAATACCTAGTTATTCTCACGGACAAACAGGCGTACAGAGTATGACAAGGACTGCATCAGGCATGTCTATGTTACTAGGTGCATCAAGTTTAAATGTTAAAACAGTTGTCAAAAACCTTGATGACTTTTTATTGAGACCTCTAGGGGAAGCATTCTTTCAATGGAACATGCAGTTCTTTGAAGGTGGGTTAGATGTCAAAGGTGATTTAGAAGTTAAAGCTACAGGAACTAATAGCTTGATGCAAAAAGAAGTACGAAGTCAAAGATTGACTATGTTCTTACAAACTGCACAAAACCCAACTATTGCTCCGTTTGTTAAGATTTCTAAACTTGTAAGTGAACTAGCCTATAGCTTAGACTTAGACCCAGATGAAATTCTGAACGACCCTGAAGAAGCAGCTATAATGGCACAAATAATAGGAATGCAAAATGCTGGACAAACAACTAGCCCTGAAGCTCAAAGCCCTAACGGGCAACCCGGTAATATGGGAAGCCTTGCAGGAACACCTGCTCAACCTCAAGACCTTGGACCTACAGGCACTGGCGGTGGCAACATCGGAATCGGAAATGTTCCGGCTGCAGGGGAGAGTGAATTCTCTGGTACGCCTAGAGCAACTGGACCTACAGGTTAAAGAAGCAATAACTAGAAAAGAGGAAATATGAAAGGTTTATTAAATGATGATCAAGTAAGAATGGGTTACGCTGCAGGTCCTTCAGAAGAAGAAGTAGAACAAATGGAAACAAGAAAGCATTTAAAAAAGGTTTTAGGTGATAAAACTGCAAACACTTTACTTACTTCAGATAAAGACTCTCCTGAATTTAAACAAGCTTTTGATAAAGCAGTAGTTGAAGAGGGCATGGGTCCTGACGGATTAGAGTTTGAACTTAATAAACTACGAGGCGAAACTCCTGCAATACCTAAAGATGATAATAGAATTATTAGAGCTGAAGGCGGTTCATTACTAGCAGACGATATGGTTATGGAAGAAGACATGCCAACACACACTATGCCAGACGGTACAGTGATGCCGGGTGCGACACACGAAGAAGATGAGATGATGGACGAAGCACCTGAAGAGAACATGGCTCCAGACGAAGAAATGGAAACCGACTATTTAGATTTTATACTTGACGAAGCATTATCAGAAGAAGAAGAAGATATGCTTATGTCAAGACTTGAACAAGATGAGGAACTTGCTATGCTTTTTGATAAAGTCATAGACGTTGCTCAAGAATTTGCTGGGTCTGGTCCTGTTGAAGGTCCGGGTTCAGGAGTCTCTGACAGTATACCCGCAAGGTTATCTGATGGAGAATTTGTCTTTACTGCAAAAGCTGTGGAAGAAATCGGAGCCGACAACTTAATGGCAATGATGAAAGAAGCAGAAATGAAAGCAGAAGAAAGACAAGGTTTAGCTGAAGGTGGACAGCCTGAAGAAGAGGAAACTGTTGTTGTTGGTGGGGATGTTAAACCATCACAACAAAATATTAATGTCACTAAGACTACTGTTGGTGCTCAAGCTTCACAGCAAGAGGAACAAGATTTGGTTGGCGATGAGATTAAAAAAGGAATGCTCTCTAACAGGAACTACGTTAGAAGCTAAACAAACTTAACCGATAAGGCTACCCTACAGTCATAGGCACCTTATCTTTTATTAACCGAAAGGCTACCTTTACAAACAAGCCCTCTAGTCGACATAGAGCTACCTTGTGAACGAAGCCCCCGTAGGAGAAGAATATGACTACTGAAGTACAAGAGGAAACTGCCAATCCTTATAATATGAATAAATCTTGGCATACTGACGATGAGAAAGACTTTGAAGATTCGAATGGTGTTTATTTTGATAAGCCCCAATCAAAACCTTCAAAAAACGTAGAAGAACCTGTAGAACAGGAAGCAAGTAAGGATGAACCTTACAAGCGACCAGACTACAAGAAACGCTACGATGACTTGAAAAAGCATTATGACTCAAAACTAAATGAGTTTAAGTCTAGAGAACAACAGCTACTTGAGGAGGCTATTAAAAATAGACCGACTTATAAAGCTCCTAAATCTCCAGAAGACTTAGAAAAGTTTAGACAAGAGTACCCTGATGTTTACGAAGTAGTAGAGACTGTAGCCCACATGCAAAGCGAAGAGAAATCTAAAATTTTGGAACAAAGGCTAGAATCTTTACAAGAGCGTGAGACCGAGTTAGTTCGTCAAAATGCTGAAAAGCGACTGATGGAAAAGCATCCTGACTTTGAGGATATCAAGAACAGCGATGACTTTCACGGGTGGGCAAAAGAACAGCCGAGTTCAATCCAAGACTGGATTTACAACAACGCTGACGATGCTGACCTAGCTTCGAGAGCTTTAGATTTATTTAAAAAAGATTTTGGTGTGGATTCTGTAACGAAGAAGTCAAATTCTAAACAGTCTAAGCAATCCGCTGCTGACATGGTTTCAACTAAAACGACTGCTGTTGAACCGAAGCAAGATAAAATTTGGACTGAAAGGGAAATTGCAAGGATGTCTATGGCTGAGTTTGACCGGTATGAAGCCGAGATAAGTCAAGCCATGCAAGAAGGCAGAATTGCAAAATAATTATTAACCATTAAACTAAAAGGAAAATACAATGGCACAATATTTTGAAGAAGGGTCATCACCCGGATTATCAAATTTTGACAGAAGTGTTTCCGGTCAGACTAACGGTTTCTTCCTACCTTCGATTTATTCTAAGAAAGTTCTTAACTTTTTCAGGAAAGCATCGGTTGTAGAAGCAATCACTAACACTGACTATTCTGGAGAAATTTCAGGATACGGAGACTCTGTTAAAATTATTAAAGAACCTGTTATCTCAGTAACTGATTACTTGAGAGGACAAGATACCACAGCAACAGTACTAACAGACCAAGAGGATACTCTTATTGTTGACACTGCGAAAGCTTTTAAATTCATCGTAGATGATATTGAGAGTAAAATGTCGCATGTTAACTTTAAAGAAGTAGCTTCTAGTTCTGCTGCATATGCGTTGAAAGATGCATTTGATTCAGCAGTGTTAACTACTATGTTTGCTGGAGTACCAACATCTGGACCAGATCACACTTTAGGTGCTGACTCAGCTACTCCATTAGCTGCGAACACATACGATGGTGCTGGTGCAATTGACTTGGGTGTTACTTCTGAAACTGACCCACTAGATGTTATGGCTAGAATGGCAAGACTACTTGACGAACAAAACGTACCTGAAGAAGGTCGTTGGTTTGTTGCAGGTCCTGACTTCTACGAGCAACTATCTCAGTCAGGTTCTAAATTGCTATCTGTCGACTATAACGGTGGACAAGGTTCAATTAGAAACGGTCTAGTATCAAGTGGTAAACTAAGAGGCTTTAGCATGTACAAGTCTAACAACATCCCAGCAGTATCTAATGCTACTGGTAAATGTTTGGCTGGTCACATGTCAGCTTGTGCTACTGCACAAACTATTACTTCTACTGAAGTGATTAGAGACCCATCATCATTTGGTGATATCGTTCGTGGATTACACGTACATGGTTCTAAGGTTTTAAGACCTGAAGCTATCGTAGGTGGATTCTACATCATTGACTAATTAGTCAAACTTGGGGGAGTCTTCGGACTCCTCCTCTTTTTTTTAGGATTATACATGGCAACAACATACTTAGATTTAACAAACGAAGTACTTAGAGAACTTAATGAAATACCATTAACTTCTGCAAACTTTGCAAACGCTGTAGGACTTCAACAGTTTGTCAAGGATGCCATCAACAAGTCTATATTTGATATAGCAAATGAAGAACCACAGTTGCCCTTTCTGGCTGTTGCAGAGTCTGGAGATACTGACCCCTTCTATGGAAACGTGACCGTAGCTTCTGTAACTGGTACCAGATGGTACGAGTTAAAAGCTAGTAGCTCTAGTTTAGCAGATGATTACGCTTCGATAGACTGGGACGATTTTTATTTGACAACTATTAATGTAGCAGGTGAAACAACACCTTATGTCTCTAAAGGCTTAAAGTTTTTAAACTTAGCCGATTGGAAAAGATATTACAGAGACAGTGAGAATGCAGACGATGCATCTACACAGGCTTATGGTGAGCCTCAGTTTGTTATTAAATCACCAGACGCTAGGAAATTTGGACTAAGTCCTATTCCTGATAAAGTCTACAACATACACTTTTATGCTTTTGAAAAGCCTACGAAGCTTGTAGCACACGGAGACACAGTAGTCTTCCCAGAACAATACACGAATGTTATAACTGCTAGAACACGTTATTACATTTGGCAGTTTAAAGAAAGTCCACAACAAGCAGCTTTTGCTTTGGAGGATTATAAGAAAGCGATGAGGATGATGAAGTCTAACTTGGTAAACCCAACTCCTCGCTCAATGACAGACGATAGACGATACTTTTAATTTATGCCACGTTCACAACCATATACTGTAGCTTGTGCCGGTGGTCTAGTTAAGTCTGCTAACTCAGTAGACTTACTTAAAACACCCGGAGTAGCTCGAGAACTTAAAAACTTTGAAGTCTCTATTGAAGGTGGGTATAGGCGTATTAATGGTTTTGAAAAGCTTGGTGGTGCTAATGCAACACAGCCAACTGGAAGTGCCGATACTATTTTAGGTGTTACACCTTATGCTGATGGCGTTATAGCCTGTGCAAGTACTAACATTTATTTTAGTCAAGATGGGATTACGTGGATAGAAATTAATAAACTATCTGCAGGTAGTGGTGATAATTACGCAACCTTTACAGGTAAAAGCGTTACAACCAGAACTGGACAAGGACAAATACAATTTGCAATGTTTGAAGGTGCTGGACACGACTACGGTGAAATAATTATAGCCGATGGAGCCAACAAACCTTTTAGTTTTAGAATGGAAGGTACAGGAGCTTTAAGCACTAGAACATTTTTTACAGGAGAGATAGATGTTGAACATACAAAAGGCGTAACACACATTACAAGCCACGACCATCATTTAGTAGCAGCTGGTGTTGAAGACAACGAGAACACCGTTTACTATAGTCGTAATAATGTTCCTAGTGACTTTGGAGGCACTGGGTCAGGTACAGTAACCATTTCAGATAGAGTTGTAGGTATTAGAGGTTTCCGTGAAGATTTGTTTATCTTTTGTGAAAACAGTATACACAAACTTATAAACATTAACGATAATACTACCATAGCAACTATACCGGTTGCAGAAAACGTAGGCTGTTTAAGTGGCTATAGTATTCAAGAGATAGGTGGTGACCTTATCTTCTTAGCACCAGACGGACTGAGAACAGTTGCTGGTACTGCAAGAATTGGAGACGTTGAGTTAGGAACAATATCTAAACAGATACAGCCTTTGCTTACAGACCTTGCAAATGGTATAAACAGCTACACAATCAGTAGCATGGTACACAGAGACAAGTCACAATATAGATTATTTTATACTGATACTACGCTACAAGAAAGTCAACAACGTGGTATCATAGGAACACTAAGACCTAACGGTTTTGAATGGTCAGAGACAAGAGGAATAGAAGTAACAGAAATAGGAACAGGGTTTAATGAGGTTGGAGTTGAGGAGCATTATCACGGGTCTACTACAGGTTATGTGTATATACACGATTCAGGTAATACTTTTGATGGCACTTCCATTCTAGCAAGATATGCAACACCCGATTATGACTATGGTGATTTAGGAACTTTAAAAACTTTACACTACCTCAAAGTCTCTTCAAGTGCTGAAGGTGTTGTAGAACCAGATGTCCAAGTTAGGTTTGACTTTGGTAGTACAGATATACCACAGCCACCAGATTTATTTGATTTAGGTGTGATTAATCCTCCATCGTTATTTGGTGAAGCGATATTTGGAACTAATATATTTGGTGGAGCTGAAAGTCCTTTAACAAGAATACCTCTTTATGGTAGTGGACACAGTAACAATTTTACATTTATAAGTGAGGACACAAAACCTCCATATACAATTAATGGTCTCTATGTAGACTTTATACCTTCAGGAAGGAGATAACAACAAATGGCAATAACAAAAGTAACAAGCTCGGTTTTAGATGTAGACATACCAGCTTATAAAGCATTCGGCACTGGCTCCATAATGATTGGAGACACAACCACAGGCACGATTGATGCAGCTAACTATAATGTTGGTTTAGGTGTAGATGTTTTTGCAGCTTTAACAAGCGGTCATTATAATACAGTGGTTGGGTTTAGTTCAGGAACAGCACTAACCACAGGGGGTTGGAACACAATATATGGAAGCATAGCAGGTGATGCCCTTACTGTAGGAAGCTTCAACGTAGGTGTCGGAGGAGGTGCTTTAACAGCAGATACACAAGGTAGTGCATCCGTAGCCATTGGACAAAACGCCCTATATAATCAAAACTTTACTTCAGCCACAAATACCTATAACACAGCAGTGGGTTATGAAGCAGGTAAAGCAGTAACCACAGGCGTACAAAACACACTCATCGGTGGTCTTGCAGGTGATGCGATTACTACTGGTGGAAACAATACTGCCGTAGGGATGAATTCTTTAACCGCCAATACTACTGCAAGTTATAATAGTGCCTTTGGAAAAAGCTCATTACTGGGTAATACTACAGGTGCTAATAACTCAGCAGTGGGTTTTGGTTCTTTAGCAAGCAACACCACAGCTTCTAACAACACCGCAGTTGGTTATTTATCTTTAACCGCAAACACCACAGGTACTTTCAATGTTGGAATAGGACAGAATGCTTTAGCGGCAAATACCACAGCAAGTCAAAATACAGCCGTGGGTGGGG